TTCCAATTTCTGTGGCAGTTATCGCTGTGATGGCTCCACCAGTGGGTAATACTGATATGGCCTTGTTGATATTGCCTAAATTGATATCAACAGGGCGATTAGCAGGGATTAACGGACCTATGTTTGAGCTCAGTGTAGCTGCCGCATTGACCGCATAAACACAGGCATTATTAGCCACTATTCTCACTCTAGTAGAGTTAAATCCTGTGCCATTGGGTGCCACGTTGGATGCTGTTGCTGTTACTATTGTATATGACGCCATTTTTTAATTCCTTGGATATAGTGTTATTTATGTTAGTTTGGGGTTACGCCGCACAAATAATTAAACCAGTCATATTATGTTATTCCCAATCCGTTAATATACCATACAGTGTTAGTGACTTTGACCAATGTAAACATACCGTATGTGCTGATGCTTCTTGTACCAGTAGCTCCGTTGGCTGCTAGATACAATGTGTCAGTAGTTATTATTACGTTGGACTGTACGTTAGGACCGTTGACTACGCTGATCGTAGCACCAATTGGGAATGATACGCTAGAGTTAGCTGGTATAGTGATGTTGCTGTTGGCTGTTAAGTAGATATGTTTACCTTGGTCTATTAGAGCCAATGTGTAGTTTACACTTTGGCTGTTCTGTGGCATGCCCATATAACCAACAGCATTGCTGATAGTACCAGTAGCGCCTGCTGACGCATTTCCATATACTGTGCCGGTTGTGATAACGTTACCAACGGTTAAGTTACCTGTAACACCCAGTGTTGTACCAATAGTGACTGAGTTATTAACTTCCATCGCAGCGGCTGTCAGGTTAGCTGCTGTAGTTATAGTAGACTGTACTGTTAAAGAGTTATTGACTGTTAAGAAATTAACAGTGGCGTCGCCCGCGGCTGTTATATTTCCGCCTGCTGCTATATTGTTTCCAGTGACCCACCCCCTAGAAGCATTAGTATATCTCCAAAAGGCCACAGTGGGAGAGCCAAGATCGATGCCGCCGCCATCTACGTTGGCACTGGTACTAACGTTATTTCCTAAAACTATGTTCTTGTCGTTGATAGTGACCGTGGTAGAGTTAATGGTTTCCGTTACACCATCGACTCTCAGATTACCTGTTATAACTGTATCACCAGTGACATTTAATACACCGCCTACGTTGGCAAATCCAGTTACAGTAATGTTAGGACCGGTTATGGCACCTATCGATGTGATGCCGCTGTTTGAGCGTAATACGCCGGATCCGTTAGGTGCAAAAACTATATTAGCATTGGCCACTGTGCCCGTAATAGTCTGTTCATTCACACCACCGATAGTTAGGTTGCCCATCGCACCCGCAGAGAAAGCGTGTCCGCCAGTAGTAACACCGTCGTGTACGTAGGCTGTCCATATTTCTGTATCTATCGTGATCTCGCCTGCGGCACCTACATAGGTACTGTTGACTGATGTATTACCTCTTTTCCACTGTACTATTTTACTCATTATATGTTCCCAAAATCAAATGTAGCACTATTTACCCCGTCATTGACTAGCCCTAGATCCAAAGATACAGGCTGTGCCACAGGGTAAGCGTCCGACCTAACCATTACCTGTCCAGCAGCACCATAATTATCATCCACATAACTGGCGATGTTTGCTGATCCGGTGTTTATCTTTACATTATAGGTATATTGTTCTCTTTCCAACTGTACCATATCTAGGCTAGATACAGTCACAGTGCCCAACCCACGTGCCGCATTTGAAATAGTCACGTTGGAGCTGAGGACTACGTTGGCATTGGCATATACGTAGTCGTCTATCATATTGAATGTCAGCGTATAGCCAGTGATATTTACTGGTTTTTGATCTGCATTCTGCACTTTAATCTTTAGGATATTGTCTATCCCTTTATAAATCTGTAAGGTATTTGTATACACCACACGGTTCCTTTGGTCAATGCTAGGGTCTATATCGTACTGGGCGATAATGACGTTGTCGTAGATATAACTGTTTACTTGTTGCATTAGGTATTTATGTTAAAATACCATAACGGTAAGATCCAGATTTTATATCTATAAATACGGTTGTGGAATTAGATTATCAAAAGATGTTAGATCAGTATCCCTTTCTCAGTTACCTCACTTATGGAGGCAATGAGTACATAGGTGTGATACAGAATATCGACGACGTGATCACCAGTATCTACGACTATGCTGTACTCAAAGGCGAAGATAACAAGAAAATCTATCTAGAATTAGCTGAATCGTGGTGGTGGGAAAGCAATAGGATGGTACCTATCAACATATTCTTAAAGCAGGACTGGCAGCGATTCCGCCCTACGCTTAAGACTTTTAACAGCAAAGATGTGGTTTTAAAGTATGGACCAGCTATAAGTCTCAAGGAAAATGCTCAGAAACGTAGCAAGAGACGTAGCATTACACTGGTACGTAGAGTTATCTAGCTAGATAACAGATTCATATTAACCGTAACCAGTGTCGCATAAGCAAGACTATGTGACTTTTTAAAATAATATGTATCATCAGCGGGTTTCTCCCACACGGTTTTAGCTACCTCAGCCCATGACTGGCCAATTAAGTGACGCTTGGCAGGACGTATCACAGACAAGAACATGGCCATACGCGGTATACTGTTGACTGCTTCGGGCATACGGATCAGAGTATCATAGTGACTACCTATGTGTATTAACTGCTCACAGAATGAACGATCATATAGTTTGTCCCACGCGGGTTCCTGTGCCATTAACTTCTCGAGATGTTGTTCGCTTTCTACCTTCTGATAGAGATTAACATTGAGAAAATCCAGCTTTAGATAGCCACGATCCTCGGCCGCTTGATAGTCTATACTAGCCTGCCCAGTGAAAGGATCCACTGGTATATCTGTAACATAGACTCCTGTGGCATGTTTAGTGAATTTATCATCACGTATTATGCTGCCGGAGGTATGCTTTAGTAGGGACAGAATCTGATCCCTGTTAGCAAAGTCTATATCGATATCACTTTTAAATTTCATAGTCCCGCCTTCTGTAATATGTCCTTGACCCACTCGGTATCTGCGGCATAGTCCTTGAACTTCTGTTGCCAAAAGTCGGGATCAATCCAGGGCAGTACTATCTGGAGTTGCTCTTGATTAAGTGTATCAAGGAAAGCGACTCCACTAGGGCTATTATAAACGATCCAAGGGCTAACACGACCGCTTGATATATGATGGCAAATACGATTGCCATTACCGTGCAGAAAGTAATGACTAAAATCTCCCGCCAATGTTTGACTAGTGTCCGCATATTCCTGCATCTCCTTAAGGGCACGTTCCAATGCGTCCTGCACTGGTTCTCTCTTTATATAGTCCGCCAACCACTCTAGATACAGAGTTTCCTTACACCAATGGTCTAGCTTCTTATTATTCTTCAATAACCAATCTGTAAACTTGGCAGCATTGACAGCCCTGATATCCACCATGTATCTACCAAATTTAACAAAAGCGATGTAATAACTACTGTTTACAAAATCCCCATAGCTCTTGAGTTTAGCACTACCCTGTGACAGTTCATAGAATCTCAAGTAGGCTCTCATGCCTAACTGTACGCCTACATCCTTTTCCTGTTGCCAACGTCGTTTGGATTCGCAGAGATGTGCCACAAGGGTACTTTCTTTGCGGAACTCTTTCTGACAATATTTACAGGTTGTGATCACAGGCAATTGTTTGTTATGTATTCGTATAGGTAATCGTTAAGCACACCGTGCGCGGATTCTTCGTAGTGTCTTACTAAGGGGTCTAATATTTGATCTTCTATCTCAAATTCTGCACCATTCTCATGTAGGAACTTGTTACTACTCCAGTTGAATATATTGATTATACAAGGGTCCGCTAGTAGTGCTTCTTTCTTAGCAGGGGTAGTAGTAAAGCAATTATACTGCATGTCACAGGATCCAAATACACAATACTTAATACCACGCGATTTCAACCATCCGGTAAAGCATAACAGGTCAGTCAGCATCTTGTCAATATAATCGGGACGCCATTCCATCACTAGTTTATGTTTGACGTATTGTTCCATATCTGCCCTGGATCCATCTAGCGTTATTCCCATACGTTCCAGATATTCGAAATTTAAAGTATGATTACCATAGGATATCCAAGGTCCTTCGATAGGAATATTACGGGCGAAAGGACTTTCAGATCGTTGCCAAAATGTCAGACCAACTACCACTAGATCCACAGGATTTTCTAATATGTAATTGACTGTGGTACGAAAGATGCGTTCATTACTGCTGGCAGGGATAGCGATGTTGACAGTTTCATCGTATCCCAACCTATCACCCAGATCCTTGGTAGCGTAGCCCCAACGGTGTGCATAGCTGCATCCATTGACCAACATACGACTCATCCCAACTCCTTCTTTATGTCTGCATCGGACATGCCCATATCACGTGCTAGTTTTTTAAGTTCTTTGGTGTCGTTGATACTTGCCAGTAATTCTAGTTCATCATTCTTGAGATGTGGATACAGTTTAAGCAGGAATTTGACAGCCTTGTTATTGTTAGTGTCTTTCTTCTTACTGGCTAACCAGAAGTGTCGTTGCTTGCCGAATCCTGGACTCACTGTGGTACAGATCAGCCACTGTAGTTTAGGATGTTTTCCTAGATCAAAGAAGTTTTTATTAACACGTTCATTAGCAGCTCTGAGATACCACTCCTGCAGATCACTACTGCCATCTACGTTGGCAGAATATTTCATCATGAGATAAGGACTAAACTTCTTGCGTTCTTCCTCGGTCAGTTCGTCCCAGAACTTTCTGTTCTTAG